CTCTTTAACAAGATTCAGGAGGCAGGAGAGATTGCCGAGGAAGAAATGCGTAATGTATTCAACTGTGGCATTGGATTTTGTATAGTGGTGCCACCAGACGCAGTAGATATGACACAAACTCTCATTGCTGACACACCATTTGGTATGAGATCTTGGGTCATTGGAGAGGTGGTTGACAAGTCATAGAGCATCTGCTATGCTATGAGAGTCACCTCCCAGAACCTGCAACTGGTTACTGGTTTACTAAATGGTCACTAAATGACAGTACAAAGATCAGATGGCACTATCGTACCATTCATGCCTATTCGCGATAGTGGACAGATTAATTCATATTGGATGAACTATGATAAGTTTGCAGAACTACCTGAAGTATTCTGCCAACGAAATACAGAAGGGCGCTTAGCTAAAGCACAAAAACACCTTTCAAAACTTTTGACTGAGCACTGTGTAGTTTTTCTTGCTAAACTAACAGAACCAGATGAACTGAAAGGTAAAAAGTATCCTGCAGGATATCGTTTTAGAATTGATTCCAACACTCGTGCCATGAATTGGTCTCGTGGTGGGTCGGATTCAATTCCTAATGAAGTATTTGTTATTGAATATTCTTTCAAAAGTCTTGCACGTATTCGCGAATCATATGATACCTTTGATTCAGTTGATAGCGTAGAACGAAATCAAGAGAAGATTTATGGTGTTCTGTATGGTATGTATAGTTACCAACCAGTATCTCATAAGTTGATTCAAGGAGCAATCCTTAGTGGTCTCAACAAAGCATGTCACTTTTACTTTCCCGAAACTTGGAATCAGTATAATGTAAAGGCTGCGGAGATTCCTGGCCAGGTTGGTGCATTTCTAAATGAAATCAAAGCGTTTGATCAGATCTGTTCAAACTCTAGTGCCTGGGATCAAGCATTGGTTTGCACTGCACTGATGACATTGAAGAAGTATGGATGTGACAATCAAAAATTGATTGAAGCACTATCGTTTATCAATCAACGTGCTGCTGGATCCCGAAGAACTAAAGATTGGGATGGAGTTACTCATATTGTTTATGAGTGGGAGACTGGAAACATGTGGAAAGATAAGACTACTATCTGGTACAAGGATGGTGGACTGAATAATACAGTATCATTTGCTTGTTACTGGATGGATAAGTATATGAAAGATCAAACTGGAACTAAACCAGGTGGTGATTGGAAGCAGACTGCATTTAAATATAAGGATCAGAAAGTTAGTCCCAACTTACACCAAATCTTTTCCACCCCAGTTGCTGCTTGAATAACTATTATAATTAGTACGTCCGTGTGAAGGAAGTGTAGACCTCAAGAAATACTTGGGGTCTTTTCTTTTATAAATAAATTCAGAGAAGTACCAGTGAAATTAGTATTCCATGTCCCAACTAAATGTAGGAAAGGTTAACGTCACGGGTGATGGCGTACAGTACCCACAATATACAAATTCAAATAGGCCAGCTGGCACCACAGGACTGGTAATTTATAACACTACTGAAAGCAAACTTCAAGTTTACACTGGTTCTGAATGGGAATCTGTAGGTGCAGATGAAGATACTGGTGCTGGCACCGAAGGGTTGGCAGTCTCTAGAGGAACTAGAGCGCAGCGTCCTGCTAACGATACCACCTGGAACCGTGATGCTACTATCCGTTATAACACTGAGCAATCTACTCTAGAGAGTTACTTTGATGTTTCTCAGTCTGGTGATGGTGGCCGCGACGGTTGGTATGCTGTTGGTGGTAAGCAAATGCTTTACCACATGTCTGCAAGAACTGGTGCATGGAACACCTGGAATGCTAGATGGGGAACAACATATACAAACCACGATTACTATCAATATAAATTCTATATCACTACCTCTGACCCGAACGGTACTGATCGTTTCTGGTTGAGGTATTGGAGAGCAGATAATAATATTTCTACTAGTGGTTATTATTTTTCTGGTGAGTGGTGGCACTCTAATGATGGTGGGAGTAGACAGAACTCACAGAATAACTCTTACTGGCCTATTACTGTTGTTAACAATAACTCTTACCGTATGAACCCAACGGGTGAGAGTGGTTATCAGGGTGAGATTATGATGTCTAACACCCCAAACAGCAATAACACCAACTACTGGAACATGTATTGCAACTACAACTACTGGTCACAGCAGAATTGTGGTACTGGTTGGCAGGGTTGTCAGTGGACTGGTGCCACTCAATCTGGTACAGGATATCCGATCTCTGGTTTCAGAATCGGTCACCAAGATGGTAACAGTGTTCGTGCCTGCTCAACTGGTACTAACACAATCATCTCGGTCTTCGGTGTTGCTGGATCCGAAGCAAAAGAATGGTCTGGTTCTTGGTAATTTAAAGGAGATTCTACTACAATGGCTATTAGCGCAGAAAAAAGAGCATACTACGAGAATATTTTCCCTAGGGAAACTATGATTGAGGCATCACAATCAGGTGATGCACCAATCTCTCAAGAAGAGTATGATTATTGGTTGGAATCACAACCAGAACCCGATGTCCACGCGGCAAGGGAGAATACAGACATGCAAGTTCTCACAGGGGAAAGGAGAAAATACTATCCTTCTGAACCAGCACAGATCCATGCTCTGACGGACATGGCAGCAACTCTCAAGGCAGCAGGTATTGACATCGGTGCTAAGATGGAAGCAATCATTGATAAGATGGCAGCAGTTAAGGCAAAGTTTCCTAAACCAGAAGGTGCTTCGTATCCTGAATGGCAGGAACCACCTAACCCTAACGCTGGTGGCACCACATCATTCCCTGAACTTCCTAGTTAACATACATGTTTGGAACAATTTCGTTATTTACCACAAATATTATTGAGTTTCAAAATCCAAGATCAGAGATATTCAACAAACAAATTGTTGAATATCTAAAAAAAGAGAGAGCATCTTCACCAGAGTTGCCCTCTTTTTCTGTTAAGGGGAATACTGCTTGGCATTCTAAAGATGATCTTGCAAACTTAGACTATGAATGGTCTAAAGAACTTCGTAGTATGATACTTGGTGTATCTAATAAGTATCACTATGGATTGATGGGAGGTCAAAGTCTCCCATCAGAATCCCAAGTAAGAATTAAATGTTGGGCTCTAGTACTGGGTCAATATAGTTATAGTAACTATCACACTCATCCCAACTCAGATATTAGTGGTGTCTATTGGATAGACAGTCCAGAACTACCTGAAAATGAAGGGAGATTTGCAGTTCCTGATCCCAGAGGAGGAGCACAAGGTTCTCGTTTGGAAGGTTCTAATATGTTTTATAAAAACCCTATTGTAGGAACTGGGATAGCATTTTCTTCTTGGTTGCCACACTTTGTGGAACCACACTACCAAGAGGGTGAACGTATAAGTATTTCATGGAACCTCTTTATTAAAGATCCCCCTGAGGGAGAGGTTAACATTGCATCATCATCATGGAGAGATCAGAATGGAGATTTGTGGGGTTGAGTGGACACAACTCACTGAGGATTTTGGATACCATACAGTCCAATTAGATAATCTTCCTGAGGTTGTGCCCGAACCATTTAGTAATCCAACAGACTGTAATCCTTTTAAGGCATGGGAAGTTGATTTGGAGATTGAAAAGTTTGTTGGGGATGTGGTAGAAGATCTTATGAATGGTACACCCAATATCGGTAGAAAAAATTGGGGCAATCACTACGATAAGATACGACATAAGACGTGGAGGTTTTCTCATCTACCACATATTGATGGACCTGGTATGGTGGGTAATCTTTGGTTCGTGGATCAACCTGAAGGGCAAAGATCCACCAGATTCTTTAACTTTAAAGACCAGTGGAAAGATAATAGATTTACTATGTTAAAAGATCTAATGAAACCCTCATGTGATAAGAAACAATATCTCCATAGATTGCAGACTGAAGTAGAATATTCTTGGGAAAATTTTGGTATTGATTACATAGAGAGTTGGGGGTTTGAATATATTGGTGAAGCACCGTGCAAGAAAAATACTATTACTGTATATAATTCTATGATTCCTCACACTGCATACATTGGTGATGATGTGAGATTATGTTATAGTCAACTGGCAAAGGTTGCAACAGCGCCTAGTCATAAAGAATAAATACTTCTAAAAGTTTGTGACCTACACTCCATTAGGACAATTTGGACCGATTTGTGATCCTCTAACTACGAATGTAGTTGAAACGGGTCCACCTGGTAGTGTAAACAATCCTGAGGGTGCTCAGACAGAGCAGATAGGAATCCCTACAAGCACAATAAGAGAACTAACTGAAGGAAAGTATTCTCCCATCAGAGTAATAGATGCCAGTTACATGGGTCCTATTTGTGATCCAGATTTCTTTGGCAATGCTGGTAGAGTTAGAGGAGACAAATTATTCCCTGATCCTGGTGATGATCGTGAACCTTGGGGACCTATTTTTCCCACACCAGGTCTTATTGATATTGATGACGGGACAATACCTATTCTTGATGGTATGTTGTGTAAGTATGATTTTCAGACACAAGAATACTATGACTGTAAAGCAGAGTACATAAATTTTATTGATGGAGATCCCTACGAATTTCCAGATCCTAATTGTGTCGGTGATGAATGCTATAAGTTTGTAGATAGATTAGCAGAAAAATATAAAAGAAGATTTTTACCTGTACCATACACAGGTCCAGAATTTAATGAGTTTTATTGTTTAGGTTACTGGCCTGATGAGAATTTTGATAATAACATCTCTGAGTTGAAGGAAGTTATCTCGGGAGTTAATGCTGGTATTGGAACAAATGAAAGTAATGAACGATTGACTACTAGTAGAACTCTATACAAGTCCTACTATCCTGCAATTGGATCTTTCACTGGTGCCTGGAACAGTTGGTTAATGGATAACGCAGTGTCGCCAGCAAACTACACAGCTGGTAATAAGACATGGCCTTGGCAGATGTTAGTGTACGTTACTAATGTTGGCACTCATACTGTACAGTATGCTATGGATGATGCTGGTACATTCACGTTCTCTGGATCGGAAGGAACTAATATTCCAGTCTTTGATGCTGGAAATAATATGAATAGTGGTCCAGCAACTGCAAGTATTACATTTACTGAGGCAGGTTGGAAGAGATTTGAATTTACAGTAACAAACGTACCAACTAGCACGTCCTGGTCGCGAAATCCAGTTGGTATGGGATGTATTATATCTGGCATTGGGTTTAATCTTCTAGACTATGCTCAGAACAACGGCAATGGTCCTATCTATGGTAAGGATGCATATTCTGAAATGGTATGGACTAGAGGTAAAAATAGTGAGATGGAATTAGAGGTTGCTCATCGCACACTATTTACAGGTGTCCGTCAACCTGGTGCTCCTCAAGAGTCAGCAGATGGACCAATCTATACGTCTTTTTCGCTGGAAGGTGGGGCAATCCTTGTTGTGATTGGATCTCGTTTTGGTGCTGGTGGAGATCAGAGAGCAAATCAGTTTGATCTTAATGATTCTAAGATGTGGATTCAGAGTATTAATTTCATTAGTAAACCACGAGGATGGGTTGGATTTAAATCTTATGTTTTAGAACTACCTTCTGGTTTGGGATTTGATGGTAATCTTTCTAAGGCAGAACTAAGTTCCTCTGGAACTGGTGCTTGGATTCAACCATTATTTGATTCCAATCAATTAAGTTTTAGTATGTTGCCAAGCAATAGTAGAGGTGGGTATGATCCTACGACATATGGTACTATAATGCTCAATATTTTTGAAACCTTTGGTACAACTGAGGCTCAGAAATATGTTGTTGCTAACAAGACTGATCCTGAAACATATGCTGTGGATCATCCTCTTTGGTCTACATGGGCAAATAATTATATGGTTTGGGTTAATGATAAGGAGTGTGTCTTGCCAGATGAAGAGCAAGAGATTAAATATAATATAAACTTTCCAGTATCAGGTAGTTATACTTTTGAAGTATCATCTGATAACCTTACTACGATTGAAATTGATGGTGAGATGATCCTTGATGGTAGTAATGTCATTAGAGTCTTTAATGATTTTGCATCTGCCCCTACCATATTCACTCATCCTGTGACTAGTGGTACTAGAACCATGACGGTCAGATGTACTAACGTTGACAATGGTTTCTATGATTGGGAAAGAAACCCTGGTGGATGGGGCATACGCATCTCCTCTGGCGGTCAGGAGGTGCCTATTGCAGCGGGTGGTAGTACAGAAGCAGAGTGGAACAGCAGCGGTAATCTAGTGGTCTCTGGTAGTGGTGAGGCTAGAATTACATTGGAGTTGGAATGGGATGATAATCCAAACACTGCTGGCACTGCTATTGATTCTCTTTCACTGGCTGGAAAGACTTGGAACGCCAGCGGCGGCAAGGGCAAGAAGACTAGAACTATTACAGTAACAGCTCCTACTACTGAGACACTAACTATTGGTCAGGGTAATGGTTATGGTGGATTTGCAGTACAGAATAATAATAAGAAATTATGTTTCTTTGATTTGGATGGCAATGATTGTAATGCTGAGTTTAAAATTACACAAGTCTCTCAGCAAGTTCAAACTACTGGTGGAATACCTGATCAATTCCAGATCATGAATAGGGATGATGATTATGTTGGTGCTCAGATTGGTGAGTTTGTTGAAAATGAGGACGGCGCGGCATTTGGATTTACAAGTGACGGTCAAGTAATTACTCAGAACTTTACTATGGGTGGTGGTTCTGGTACTGGTTTGGTTTTGAACATTACTATACAAGCAATTCAAGATGGTAGTGGAGATTATGATACACGGTTGAGAATTAATAGTGTTGTTAGTCCTGGTACTGGTTATAGTACTGGTGATCTGCTAACTATTCCTGGTTATCCTTATACTCCAGCACCAATTAAAATGGGATCCGTCACTGCTACAATTGATAACAGTGCAGGTGAGATATTTAATACAAGACAGGGTATTGGTACATATTTGTACAAAGAAGGGGAGCAAGTAACTGCTAATGATCCAATTCCAGGCGTAAACACAATTGTATTTACAACAGGCAACACACTTGAAGTTATTCATCGCCCTACAGGATATTCTCAGACTGGGTGCTCTACATATACTGATGCCACTTCAACATCTGGAATACAATATGTAAAAATCCCAGATAATAATAACTGTAGATTGGTTCACCTTGGAGGAAGTCAAGGTAGCTCTTGCGGATCCTTTAGGGTTCGTGTTATAGTGGATGGTACAGAAATAATCAATTCCTATCGTGGGAACTGGTCTGTAGCAGACTCTAGTCTAAATGCCGACATAGATCCTCAATCAAGCATTCAAGTGATTGTTGAGGAAGGTAATGCCGCTAACGCTGGTGAGGATACCGCAACTAAGTTTGAAATTATCAGCGCAACCAGCGAACAAAGAGTACAATTAATTACATGTAGATTTGAACCCAGACTATAATGGACCTACCAAAAATCCCTAAAGACCAATTGCCAGAGGAAGTTCAGGACATGATTGATGGAGACACCGCAGAGTTTGAACCTCTGGGGGAAGAGGAGGATGCAATGATTCCTTATGAGCAGAAAAAGTCAGAACGTCAATTGCAAAAGACTATTGAGGAATTGACATCACTGAACAAAATCTTCCAGCAAAAACAGAACATGTCTCCTAAAGATTTTGCCCGTAAGGTAAAGAAGAATCAAAGATACTATCGTTCTGGACTGTACGAAGCATCAACATTGAATAAAAAAGATGTATGAAGAACTAGATTGTTTTGAAGAAGCACTGAAGCACTTCGGAACACGAGTTGAAATCATTACTGCCATGGAGATGGCAAGGAAAATTTCATCTGAAGATGCTTATCAAATGATTAAGGATGAACTAAAAGAGGTGAAGAAGTGTCGCAAGAAATTTAAAAAAGAAGAGTGCTAAAACGAAATTGACTTTTTATTTCCCAAAAAGTCGGAAAAAAAAGTCCGCTAAAAAATGACTTCTATAGGTTTTTATGAGAATTGAAACGCGAGAATCCATGGAGATGCTCTGGTCTGCTAAATGGAATTTACCAAAAGCAGCAAAACACTGTAATCTAACAGAAAAAGAGATGAAAATTACATTTAATGAATACTGTAATTTCCATCCCCCCACATGGGAAATTGACAACGAAACACAGGTATGTTAATGTGATATATAATGTACGGAATCTGATGCTCAACCCTCAAGAATGACAATGAATTTTGCTGTTTATACCCGCAGTGGGTGTCCTTACTGCGATAAAGTCAAACAAGTTCTAGATGCTAAAAAGAAGAGTTACCAAGAATATAGACTTGGAGAACACTTTGACCGAGAAAAGTTTTACCAAGAATTTGGTAAAGGTGCAACATTCCCTCAAGTTCTCATGAATGAGAAAAAATTGGGTGGATGTAGCGATTCTATTAAATACCTAAGAGAAAACAAACTCATCTGAAATAGTAATAAATACTTCTAAGTTAATACTTAGGAGGATAGGTTCCAGATTAAATTTAACTACGGGAGGAACCATGTTAATTGCATTAATGACTCTGATGACCATTGGAGCATTTATTTTAGGGATTACCGTCTCCTGGTTGGCAAAAGGATATGTAGAAGATTTCATTGAAAATGCTGCATATTCTAAGTCAGTCACTCACCCAGAAATGTTGGATGAGAACGGTAATATTTTACATGATGAGTTGATCTACATTAGACCCAACTTTGACGTTTGGGAAGAAATTGACCAAGAAGATGATGACTAATTACTAAAACCATGGCAAGAATAACTGATGTGAACGCTTTGTTGGTTAGTGAGGTACTTAAAAAAGTATCTAACGCCAAAACAAAGAAAGAAAAAATTGATTTGCTACGAACCTATAATACCGATGCTCTCCGTGCAATTCTTATCATAAACTATGATGAGAGCTTGGTATGTGTCATGCCTGAGGGAGAAGTTCCTTTTAAGGCGAATGACGCACCTGCAGGTACAGAACATACTAGACTCGCCAAAGAGTATAGAAAACTGTACCGATTCTTTAAGGGTGGCGATGATAGACTACCTATGATGAAGAAAGAAACACTATTCATTCAAATGCTTGAAGGATTGCATGAAAGTGAGGCAGAAGTAGTAGTTCTTGCTAAAGACAAAGACCTTCAATCAAAGTATCGTATTACTACAGCAGTAGTAAAAGACGCATTCCCTCAAATTAAGTGGGGAAATAGAAGTTGAAAGAAAAGATCACAATCATCCGCGAAAAATGTGATCCTTCCTTGGCTAATGACAAGACACTACCCTGTACTGCATATCTTGTAGAATATGTTGATGATGGGGTAGTTTCGTTTGATATTGTACTTGCAGGGAAGCAAGTAGATATCTTTGATCATTATTGGGATCATTATAAAGAAAATTTCACTACGTTTAATCAAACGGCAGGTACTAAAAATCCAAGATTATGGGAAGATCCTCAGAAACCAAAACCGAAAAAATCGTGAGTGTGTACTTCAACCCCAAAAAAGTCGCAGAGCAGCAAGATGAAGAAGCTGAAGAAAGACTACGTGAGTTAGTTGAAAAAGAAGCACGAGATGAAAATGCTAAACAACTGGTAATAACCCTATTTGATCTATTTGCCAATCCTCTGATAGTCATGCTATTATTGAACTGGTTGATTCCTATCACGGGGTTGGTTACTATTGGTTATTTCCAGTCATTTGCATTGTGTTGGGTAAGTCGTATTTTGTTTAAACGTTAAATCATGAAAGTATGTAAGATCGCTGTCACTCCAGACGCAGAAAAAACTATTGGATATATTGCAAGAGTAAGTAATCCTGCAAACCAAGAAAATCCTAAAATTGAGGGACTTCTAAAATACTGTATTAAGCATGGACACTGGAGTGTGTTTGAGCAAGCTGTGCTAACAGTTGAAATTAGTACAACTAGAGCAATTGCAGCTCAAATTCTGCGTCATCGTTCGTTTACTTTCCAAGAATTTTCGCAACGTTATGCAGATTCATCTCTTTTAGGGGATAAGATTCCACTACCACAACTTCGTTCTCAAGATCTTAAAAATCGTCAAAATTCTGTAGATGACGTTGATCCTTTTAAGAGACAGAAGTATGAAATTTTGATGCAGCATCACTTCCAGCAAGCGATGGACCTGTATCAGCAGATGTTAGAGGACAATATTGCAAAGGAATGTGCAAGAAATGTGCTTCCTTTATGCGTACCAACCAAAATGTACATGACGGGCAATCTCAGAAATTGGATCCATTATATCCAATTGCGTTCTGCCAATGGCACCCAGAAGGAGCACATGGATATTGCAAAGGCAATCCAAAAAATCTTTATTTGTGAGTTTCCTACAATTTCTCGCGCTCTAGAATGGTGTGATGAGGAATGTGAGTGTCATCACGATTACGATGGCATGGATCAACCTTGTATTATGATACTATGAGATTTTTTACCGAAGAAGACTTTCAAGTAAGTGATGATGTCTCCGTTGAAGTTTGTAACTTTAATGGAGAATATTTTATCTTTGTTGATAATTACTACATGTATCCTGATCGTGTGAGAGATTATGTTGCACAGGCTGGTATTAAAAGTAATCGTAATCAAAAACAGCAATTAGAAAAGTCTATTGGAGAAGAGTATATAAACGGCAAGGGTTTTTATGATGGTAAGTTCTATGCAGAACGTTGCTCTGAACCCAAGCAAGTGGAGATTAATCTATATGAGTACATGGCAAGAATTCTTGACGTGCAGATAGATGGGGTTCGTATGTTCTCTTGGAGAATATTCAATCAGTTTATGGAAATAGATATCAGCAAAGATGACCCATACTTTTGGCCCCATACTGACAAATGCTATAATTGTATGGTATACTTGAATCCCCATAATCACATGGGTGCAGGTACGACATTTTATGAGAAGATCAGCGATTCTCCTCTCGGTTCTGAACACGTTGATACCTGGAGAAATGAGTCTGAATATAAGGAGTTGTATACTTTGCTAGATAGTTACAACACAATGGTTGTGTTTCCTGGTCATATATATCATGGACAAAGACCCCTTTCTGGGGTCCACAAAGATGACATGAGAGTCACCAGTATTAATTTCTTTGGTGAAAAAGTTCAACGTATTTTAACTCCACAATAATGCCTACCTATCCTGTAAAAAATTTGAAGACTGGCGAGACTAAAGAACTCCTTATGTCCTGCAAAGAATATATGTCTTGGAAGGATGAAAATCCTGACTGGGACAAAGACTGGTCACAAGGCATTGCAGGAACTACTTACGGTGTCCCTAAACTTGATAATGGGTTTAAGGAGGTAATGTCTAAAGTGCAGAAAGCACACCCACGTTCTAACTTATCTCGGTTTACTTGATATGCCAATCTACAAATTTGAAGATACTAAGACTGGTGAGGTAGAAGAAAAGTTTTTATCTCTTGCTGGTCGTGAAAAGTATTTGGAGGAAAACCCTCATATTAAGCAACTAGTAAACTGGAGAGGTGTAGACATTACTGCATCAAACCAACAAGATAAAAAAATGGCAGATGTTGCCATACAGCATTATAAAGTAGGAGGATCAATTCAAAATGGATTGAAACCCTACTTACCTGACAGCGCGAGGGAATTCTAATGGCTAGAGCAAGATCTAAATCTAGATCCCAAAAATATGGCGATCTCTTTAACGAGTCATCTTCAGGTATGTCTAAAAAACAGATGAAGCGTAAAAAACCAATTGACGGGGGATACCTTCGTAATATTGAACCGATGACTGATAATCAGGAATCGGTATTTGCTTCATATGCCGAAGGTAAAAATTGTGTACTTCATGGGTGTGCAGGTACTGGTAAAACTTTTATCGTACTATATAATGCACTTAAGGAAGTCCTTGATGAGGATTCTCCTTATGAGAAGATCTATATTGTTAGATCTCTTGTACCTACCAGGGAGATTGGATTCTTGCCTGGAACTCATGAAGATAAGTCTATGCTCTACCAGGTTCCATATAAGAACATGGTAAAGTATATGTTTAAGATGCCAGATGACAACAGCTTTGATATGTTGTATGATAATCTTAAATCTCAAGAAACTATTTCTTTCTGGTCAACTTCATTCATTCGTGGTGTTACTATGGATGACTGTATTGTAATTGTTGATGAATTTTCAAACTTGAATTTTCATGAACTTGATAGTATGATCACTCGTGTAGGAGATAATTGTAAAATTATGTTCTGTGGTGATGTTACTCAGACAGATTTGGTTAAAGAGAATGAGCGTAATGGTATCCTAGATTTCATGCGTATTCTTCAACAAATGCCAGAGTTTGATATTACTGAGTTTGGTGTTGATGATATTGTTAGATCTGGATTAGTTCGCTCGTACCTAATGAACAAATTACAACTTGGTTATTGATGTCCATTTATACTGAAAGTTCTAATTTAGAACAAAAAACACACAATCTTTTTCCAACTCCTATAACATATAAAAATGTTGGAACTGATCTTGTAACTGAGGAGTTGGTTTATAAAACTCAGGAAGAGTTTAGTAAATCAATGGAGTTTAGTAATGTAGGTGGATATCAATCTTCTCCTGCTATCAAGGGACTTGCATGGCAACCTTTGTTTATGATTGCAAAAAGTCTTTTGACCGAACATTTGAAGGACTCCAATGCTAAAGTAGGGGAATGGAATATTCAAGGTGCTGGATTATGGATGAATGTTAATGGCCGCGGCCACTACAATAAACCACATAATCATGGAGGTACACACTTTAGTGGTATCTATTATGTTAAAGTACCTCCTAAGTCTGGTGCTCTCTATTTTATCAGACCTGGACCACATAATCCGATCATTGAAGAGCATTGCAAACTTCCTGAGTATGGTCCTCTATTTGAGGTTATGCCTAGAGAAGGAGATATGTTTATCTTTCCATCTGAAATATATCATGGAGTATATCCAAATTATTCTCGTGAAGATCGCATCTCAATTGCGTTCAATTTAAATATTATGGGATATCAATACTGATGTTTAATTTTGTTGACGTTACATATGATAGTCTGGAAGAACCTACAGTAGTTCAGGAAAACGGAAAACGTTTTTATAAATTTCCTAATGTAGATAAACCATATCCATCAGTAACAACTGTCACTGGCATTCGCTCTCGCAAATCTATTGCTGCTTGGAGACGAAGAGTTGGTGAAGCTGAAGCAAATCGTATTTCTAACAGAGCTTCCAAGCGAGGAAACTGTTTTCATGCTATACTAGAGGACCACATCCGTGGCACACTAAACGAGCAGACTTATGAACGAGACCCGCTTGCACTCACCATGTACAAAATGGCTCGTACGACTCTTGCTCGGGTGGATAACATTCACGCTCTTGAAACCCCTCTTTACAGTCATGTTCTCGCTCTCGCTGGTCGCGTTGATTGCATTGCTGAATTTGATAACGAATTAGCAGTAATTGACTTTAAAACCTCAACTAAAGAGAAGAAGGAGTCTTACATTGAGAACTATTTCGTACAAGAGTCTGCTTACGCCGCTATGTTCTATGAACGTTCGGGTATTAAGGTAAAGAAAATTGTCACACTTATCGCCACTGAAGAAGGATCTATTCAAGTATTTCAGAAGTACAATCTTAATGACTATTTACAATTACTTAAATCTTACCAAGAAGAATTCTATGCCACCCAAGACTAAGGGTGATAAACCCTTCATGACTCCGACAAAATTTTCGGAGCATATTGAGGCCCTCGTTAAAGACTCGCATGGAGATATTAACTATATTGAAGCAATTGTATGTTTTTGTGATGATAATGAAATTGAACTTGAGTCCGTTCCCAAACTACTATCAAAACCATTAAAAGAGAAACTGAGGCATGATGCCCAACAACTCAATTATATGAAACGCAGCAGCAGAGGAATCTTGCCACTGTGACAGGATTTGAATGCTATAAAATGTATCTCGCTGTGAGATCACATTTTACTAGACTAGATTATGATTTTTTCAGATTCAATGGCAAAACAAGAGCTTCTGAATCTGCTTTCAATAAACGTAAAGACATCTACACGTTTAAGAAACTAGCAACAAAAAAAGATAACAACGAACTATTATATTACTTTGTATCCAATTTTATTATGGGTGCGGATTATATTCGTCAGTTTAAGGAGAGTAACTATAATCAATGGAAGACTACACAAGAGTCTTTTACTTACAAATTTAAACAGGATATTGATACTCTTCTAAATGAGATTGAGCAACCGTATGAGAAAAGTTTTGATACTCTCTTTCATGCGGAATCTGGTAAGCATCCGATTTTAATTAGAGGATATTATGGAAACGAAATCAGTCTAGAGACACTGGTTGTATTAAATTATTGTTTAGGATTTGTAGATAACTTTAATAGAGTCTTGACTGATCCTGTTTGGCAAGATACTAGTATGCGTATTGTTAAATATGCACCTTTCCTCAATATTGATTGTAAGAAATATAAAAAAGTTGTTCTAGAAACAATGCAAAGAAAACTATGACCGAAGAAGGATTTTTTCACTCAGATAATGTGCAGTTGGAGATTAATGAGATTTTCAAAACATATCAAAAACTTGCTCATATGCAGAATAAACTATCTGGTATGAATAAAGAGCAGCGTCTTGAACATATTGAAAATACTAAAGCACTTGTAGAAAAGCAAAAACTGTTCTATACTAGACTTGCTCTTGCTGCTATGGAAGATGTAGAAGCATCAGATCTCAAGACACGAATCAACGCAATGTCACAGGCATTTGGATATCGTGATTTGGGAGATTGTTTTGATCAAATGATTCAACACCTTGATAACGCCAAAGAACGAATTACATGAACTCACCTGAAAATGCACAACCTGCCGTAGTTGGAAATACTATCTTTCCATTCGGTCCTGGTATTCATGCGGCATTTATTTCTGAAGAAGACCGCAACATCATCCTAGAACATGCAAATTCTAAGCAACGTGATGATGCTAGTATGGGACTGGTGGGTAACATTGAAAGAGAAGTATGGTGTAGTGAAGAATTTTCACAAACTGTATTGACACCAATGCTCGCTCCTTTTGTGCAGAGATATCTAAATGAATTAGTTGCTGCGGGGCGTATTGGACCCTCTACCCCTATTGCATATAACGCTGCTCGCGTTAACCAGGGATCTGATGGCGATGGTGCCGAGATCAATACCCAGTTGCGTCTAGTGAATGCTTGGGTGAATTTCACGTCCCCTGGTCCAGATTTTAATCCGCCACACATCCACAACTGTGATCTGAGTTCCATACTATACTTAGATGTACCAACGGAGATGGGCACTATTTTCCCAGAGTCGGAAACTCAATGGAGAAACAACGGCAAGACCACCTTTTTATCGGGATCCCCACAACCATTCGCTATCAATGAGTTTGTTGTTGGTGATCCTAGTCCTGGACGTTTCCTGATCTTCCCAGCAAACTTGACACATTGGGTCATGCCGTACTACAATAAGCAAGGTGAGAAACGAATCACTCTGTCTGCCAACTTCATGTTGGATCAGAATGTTACGAGTCCTCCCTGGCAACGTAAGTATGACTGGGAAGCACCATTGCCTAAATAGAACGCTACGTCTATACAGTAGCAACAAACTAAATCCTAACATTCTAAATGTCATTTTCTAATCTAAAAAAGTCCAGTGCAAGTTCCTTTGCTAAACTCACCCAAGAGATTGAAAAGATCTCTAACCCCACAGGAGGGGGAAGCGGTGGAGACGAGCGTCTATGGAAACCCGAACTGGATAAAAGCGGCAATGGTTATGCTGTTATTCGCTTTCTTCCTGCTCCAGACGGAGAAGATGTTCCTTTTGCTAAGATCTGGAGTCATGCATTCCAAGGTCCTGGTGGTTGGTATATTGAAAACTCCCTTACGACTCTTAACAAGAAAGATCCAGTAGGCGAACTTAATCGTCAACTCTGGAATTCTGGTCGTGATTCTGATAAGGAAGTTGCTCGTAAGCAAAAGCGTAAACTTTCATATTACACTAACATCCTTGTGGTCAAGGATCCCCTGCATCCAGAAAACGATGGTCAAGTAAAGCTTTATAAGTTTGGCAAGAAGATCTTTGACAAGATCATTGAAGCGATGCAACCTCAGTTTGAAGACGAAACTCCAGTCAATGTATTTGATCCTTGGAGTGGTGCTGATTTCAAACTGAAGATCGTCAAGAAAGATGGTTACTGGAACTACGATAAGTCTGAGTTTGCTTCTCCAAGTGCTCTGTTTGGTGCAGATGATGCTGAGATTGAATCAGCATGGAACAAGGAGTATTCCTTGACTGCATTTACTGATGACTCTAACTTTAAGACCTATGATGAACTTAATGCTAGACTTACGTCTGTTCTGAGTCGTAAAGAAACTCCCCGTCAAGATGAATCTTTTGAGGATGAATCTGAAGGACGTGGAACATACAATACTCCAGAGATGGCTGTTGCAAACGCACCAGATTGGACTGCTGAAGTTGACTCCTTTCAACAGAAAACTGTCGCTGCTGCTCCAGTAAAAGACGATGATGATGTAATGAACTACTTCGCATCGTTGGCGTCTGAAGATTGATAGTATAGTAAATTAACTACTTCTGATGAAATTTCTCCCAATCCTTCTACTCACTACTGTTCTAGGTGGTCCTGCATATGCACACCACCGATCACCTCGTATTATTAATCACTATGAGTATATTTCAGAGAAAGACTGGCAAACTTGCACTAAGTTAGTAGTTGACGTTACTGTTTATGCTGATGGAAGTCAGATGAAAGATTTCCGACGACTTCCTTGGCATAGATGCATTAATCGTCATCGTGCTGGATCTCACCACCATAGTCATTCATATTCTTCTCCCAGACCAGTACCAACTGAGCGTAAGCAGAGTAAGACCGATGACAATTCATGTATTGAAGGCAGTGTGATTGGAGGGATCGCTGGAGGGGGTCTAGGTGCCGCTCTGTCGCGTGGAGACGGTCGCTGGTGGGCAATCCCTACGGGGATCGTCGGTGGCGCTCTAGCGGGTTGCCAGATAGATGGGGGTTAATTAACTTTACATTAATTGTGTAGCAATATGTCTCATCTATAAGAGTTATATTACCAAGTCAGAATTTCAACATAATACACCTACATAGTATCAGTTGCTACTAAACACATGTAGAGAAGTATTCGTAATGATTACAACTTGAACGGAGCATTATGCATAACTTAATTTCCCAAAATCAACTCGCTTCATGGAACCATTTCGCATCAACAGTAGATTATTCAACTGAACAACATCAATTGATTAACGACTACTTTGATTGCTTGATAGAGTGTGATGATACCCAGCAATATTGTAAACGTATTTGTAAGAGAGTCTTAAAAGAATAAAAAATAAACCTAACCTATCATAGAAAAACCTCCCTTGGGGAGGTTTTTTAGTATTTAATATCCACCACCATATCCAGAACCACCAGAACCAGAATCAGAACTTGAGGAACTGCTAGAACTAGAAGAAGAACTTGAGGAACTGCTAGAACTACTAGAGGTTGATGATGTACTTCCACTTGAGGATGAAGATGAAGCAACCTGTACTCCTATTGAAGCATCTGATTGAATAGTTGTAATTCCTGATGAAGTTCCACCACTACTGGTAGTTGTTGTCAGGTTACTAATTGTTCTTCCAGTTCCAGTGTAGACTGAAGTATATTGACGACCAATACCACCACCGATTGATTTGCCCAAGAATTTTTCTGCAATTGAGATTTCAGTCTTCTTGACACCATTTTCATCAAGTTCGTCACTGGATTCATATCCAACTAGATCTTCAAATTCTTCAATGAATGCTTCTAATGCATTTGGAAGTGTGATGTATATATTTCTTTTTAGTTCATTTTCATAGTACTCATATTCCCAGTTAGAGACTGGGAATCTTGCTGCTAGACCAGTGACAGTAATACCATCTGGTTTTTTATAACTAAAACTCTCATCAACAATAGTTCCTTCTTCTACCATTACGCGAGATTCCCACTTAATCTCATTAGTTTCATAATGATGAACTGCTTCTACACTATCATACTTTTGTTTTGTAAAATATTCCAATTCCCTTCTACTTTTAGGCCATTCGGAATACATATCAACGACATTATTCGTGAGTAGAACTACCCAGTCAAGTTCTGGATCTCCATAGTATTCTTCAGCAAGTTGCCATGGCATTTGTCCATCTTCAATGGATACTTGCTCAAAGAATTCAGTATACCTTGATAAGTCCTCCCGTGCTTTTACTCTACGGAAGATATTTTTAACTACGACATACTCTTGGCGAGTATCAGAACTTGATCCTCTGCCAACGTAAACATTAGGGAGATATGAGAAATATGCAGGCATTAGTATCCAGCGAGTGCTTTTTCTTGAGTAATGATAGATGTCTCAGTAAACTGAAGATCTAAACTGATGGCAGGAACATAAATCATTCCAGGTGCTTTACCTTGAGATAGATTAGCAGCATCACCAGACAAAAGGTCTTTATTTTGTGCTCTGTATGCTCTTCTCAATCGTTCGTTTTTTATAGCAACATATTGACCATCTGGAGTGTAGTTTACACTCATAGAAGTACATACACAGAAATCAATCTTGAAGTGATCTAGAGACTGTGTTGATAAAGAATTTTCCCCAACTCTAACAAATTGAATTAGGAATTTGTCTGGCACATTCAAGAACCTTTGATTTGCACCACTCTTAGTGAGTAGTTGTCCAAGAGATCCTGATCCAGATCCCCCTGCACCATATGAAGGGAGAAGTCCAAGCTTAAACATTTCAAGAATATCTTGAATGCTCTGTGCTTCTTTCTCACTTCTAGCAACCATCTTAAAGTTGAAAGTAAAGTTTCTAAATCCCACACCTTCAAATACTTGTTCTGAGTATGGATTAAATACTTTACCTTGAGAAATTGCAGATAGCATATTAGGGGAAATACCATCGGTGTTTAAACCTAATAGACCTCCAGCACCCTGAATCCCTTGAGAGAGATTATTGAATGCAGATTCGGGTAAACCTGCCTTTGCTGCTTCTTGAAGAGTTGCAGCGATCTCACCAGAACTGCCTGCTGCTAGTGCGCCAGTTGCAGCCCTACCCAGAGCACCCAAATTTGCCTGCTGATAGTTAACACCATAGTCAGCAGATAGTTGAGATGGCATTGCGATATAAGCAGAAGTAATTAACTGCTTATTGGTTTTATTTGAGTTATCTGGTACATTAAAGTATTGAGCACCACCAGTATTCTTAAAACTATACCTAGAGAATTTTACATAGTCTGCAAATTCTCCTTCAAAACTATCCTCTGCACTAGGACCTCTTTCCGCAAAGGGAAGTTTTTCTGGATACTTTAATGTGACTGCTTCTTTATTCTTCGCCACTATAAATATATGTAATGGTCCAATTATATTTATGCATTATAGAGGGAAGTATACACCATCCTTTCCCGCTAAGTACCGAGGTGATGTCCGAGACATTGTTTATCGGTCATCTTGGGAATATAAATTTATGAAGTGGTGCGACAATACTGCTTCAGTTTCTGAATGGGGAAGTGAAGAGATCATCATTCCATATATATCACCTGTTGATGGAAAAAGACATAGATATTTTCCAGACTTCTATGTTAAGGTAGCAAATAAAAAGTATATCGTAGAAGTTAAACCCTTCAAACAAACTTTAGAACCAAAGACTCAAAAGCGAGTTACTAAAAGATATATTAATGAAGTTGTTACCTACAGTGTTAACCAGGCAAAATGGAAAGCAGCACGAGAGTTCTGTAAAGATCATTCTTTAGAGTTTATGCTCATAACCGAAAAAGAACTTAAGGTTTAACAATGGCAATAAAATTCAACGAAAGTCGCTTTAATGATAACTCATTTACAGCGTTCAAATCACTAATTAAGAGTACGAAGGATGCTCCATCCATCAATAATCTTTATGGTGTTGAGTTTGGACAACCTAGAGTACTCGTTGAACAGTATGGAAATGCTTTAGTTCCTTATGGAAGGACATCAGGTAGATTAGCATTGATGTTGAATCATTATGCTGCAAGTGTATCAACTCCTAGTAGAAATCTAACTACAGCGACGGTAAATAATATTGGTTCTGCTTATAAGTATGCTACTGGTCAAAGTCATAGTGAGATAAACATTCAATTCATTATGCCTAGGTCACTACAAACCTATACTTTCTTTGATAGGTGGATCAATTTAATTATGAATGATACTACTCAGCATGTTGATCTATTAGACAATTATACTTGCACGATGAAGATTTATAAAATGGAGAGGGGTGCTGGTAAGAAAAGATTCTATACTGCAAGTGATCTTATTAAAGAGCAAGCAAATGAGAAAAATGCTTCTCAAAAAACAGGATTTTACTATGAAAATGATGTCACTGGTTGTTGGGCATTAGCAGATGTATTCCCATATAATCTTGGACAAGTAGATCTTCAGTCTGGTCAAGGAAATTATACTACTTTTAATGTAGGATTCCAATACAGAAACTTTAGATTTTATCCTAATAATAAGAATGTAGATCTGACATCCAATAAAGAGAAAGGGAAGAGTCCTAAAGATCAATATTTGAAGAGTCTTGATAAACAAGCTCAGAAATTTTTCAAGGAAAGTGGAATTGATTATTCTGAGTTTCTTGGAAACTTAGATTTGAATCCTGCCGTTATGCCACAATTTAATTTTGGTAGTAATTTTGGGTTTTCGCAACCACCAGGTACAGAACCTCTTAATTTCTGGGGTAATACATCACCTCAGAATAACGGCTAAATACAAATAATGAAGTGATTATCTATGGCATTACCTAAACTAAATGTTCCTCGCTATGAATTGAAACTGCCTTCTGATGAGAGAAGAATTAAATATCGTCCATTCCTGGTGAAAGAAGAGAAATTGCTGTTGCTAGCAATGGAAACTGAAGATCAGGGGCAGATGGTTGATACTATTCAAACGTTGCTTCTTAACTGCACTAACTTATCTCAGACTGATATTAAGAACCTTGCTACGTTTGATTTTGAATATATCTTCTTGAATATTCGTGCCAAGTCTGTAGGTGAAACCGTTGATATTATGGTAACATCACCTGACGATGGTGAGACTAAAGTGAAGGTAACTGTTGATCTTGATGATATTAATGTAAAATTTAACGATGATCATACAAACGTACTGAAACTAGATAATAAAATTTCTATGGTTATGAAATATCCCAGTATGGATATGTTTGTTAAAAATAACTTTGAAACTAATAGTACTGTAGAAAGTTTGTTTGAACTTACAGTTGATTGTATTGTTCAAATTGTTGAAGGTGAGGATGTATATGAAGCACAGGAAAGTTCAAAAGAGGAGTTAACTGAATTCCTTGATCAATTGAACACTACACAGTTTCAAGAAATTCAAAAGTTTTTTGAAACAATGCCAAAATTGGCACACGAGATTAAATTTACTAATCCTAAGACTAAGAAGAAACAAACTTTGGAACTTGAGGGTTTAGCAAGTTTTTTCGGTTAGTCCTTCTCCACACCAGTCTACAAAATTATTATGAAACCAACTTTGCATTGATCCACCATCATAAGTGGAATCCTGAATATCTAGATAACATTATGCCTTGGGAGAAGGAGGTTTATGTTAATCTCCTTCTCAATTACTTGAAGGAAGAGGAGAAACGGTACAAAGAAAGGAACTCATAACCGAAATGGTATCATCTAAGATTAAACCACATAAGTTAATCCCAACTTCAATCACTAGTGAAGAGTCTGGTGGGTTGAAGGTTGCCGATTCGGTTAAAAAATCAGTATATACAGTAACTAAATCTTACAATCAAATTGGTAAGACCTTAGAGGGTATGGGTAGTGTCCTGGAGGACATTAGGAATACTATATCCGAAAGATCAACTTTCTTGGGAGAGCAGATTGCTGAGAGAGAAAGACTTAGTGATCTTGCTAGGGATAGTAGAGCAGAAGTAGAAGCGGAAGGTGGAATAAGTCAAGAAAATAAAGAAAATTTAGATGATGATTTAGAGGACGAAGTTAAGAAGCAGAAGAATCCTCTAGGGTGGTTGGAGAAAATGTTGAAACCACTCGGCAATTTATTTGCCTGGGTTGCTAGAACTTTTATTTCCAGAGCAATACTTGAATGGTTTTCCGATGAGAAAAACCTTGAGGCGATGGAGAATATCTTCAACACTCTTAAGACGGTTGGAGATTTTGTATATAAGTTAGTTACTTTTAGTGTAGGCGCAGTATTTGATGGTCTTGCCAAAATATTTGGCGGCGCTAAAAAGATTGCTCAAGGTAACTTAGGTGGTGCTTGGGATATGATTGTGGGGGTAGGAACCCTCTTAACAGGCATAGTAGGATTAAAAGCATTAGGTTATCTTCTAAATCCATTTGGACTAATCCAAGACATAATGGGTTTGTTTGATTTGATGCAGAAAGAACCAGATTTACCTGATGCTGATAACCCCAAACCAAAACCAAAACCAACTCCAAATACTGATAATGTAAGATCCAGAGCACAAATTCTTGAAAATATTAAGAAGAGGCATGGATTTAAGACCATTGAGCAAGCGAAAGAGTATGCTAAATTAAGAAGTGTTGCTCAGAAATCTGGAGAAGAACTAACTGAATCGGCAATAGAAAAACTTGTAAAACAAGCAAGGAAGAATAAACCATCTGGTTTACTGGGAAGAACATTCAATACTCTTGAGAATGTTGGAACCTCAGCGGCAGAAGGGATTAAAGACAGTCTAATGAAATTTGCAGATTTCTTGGGTGATCATGCCAAGAATCTCAAAGGTATTCTGATTGATAAACCTGCCGCTGTAATTGCAGAACAAATAAAAGTTGCACGTAAAAAATATGGGTTGAGTGGAACTCCTGCAGAAATCTATGCTAGATTCTCTGAAAACGCAAAAAAAGCGTGGGAATTCTCTCTTGAGAAAGGAAAGAAGTATGGTAATAGGGCAAAGGCACTTGGCGCTAATCTTAAGAGTAAGGCAGGAGATGCTGTTGCTTGGGCAGATAATGGTTTAAAAGGTGCATCAAATTGGGTTAAGAATTTTGCGACATCAAAGATCGTAGAACCTTTGGGTAAGTTCTTTGAACCAATGATGAAAGGCATCAGGGGAATGGCAGGACAGGTTATGTCCAAGGTCATGTCTTCTGGCGCAGGTATAATGATGGAAGAGTACCTTCAGAAGAAGGGACTTTCTCTATTAGAACCGAAACCACTTATTCAAAAAATTGGTGGCAAAGCACTACCAATTGTTGGTGGTCTTATTAACTTACTATTTGCATATGATCGCTTAACTGATGGTGATGCAGTTGGTGCTGGTATTGAAGCATTATCTGCTGCGTTTGATTTATCTGGAGCATTTGGTTTTGCTGCTGGTCCATATGTTTCATTAGGACTTGATGTATTCTCTTTGTTTAGAGATCTGATTCCTGGCATCAGACAAATGGAAGATGCTATGATAAGTTCAATTCCTGGTGCTAAAGGTCTTATTGATCAAGTTAATGCCTTTGCAAAAGATAACCTTCCTGCTGGTCCACTTAAAGGACTGATTGGTATGTTTACCAATCAAGAAGGTCAAACACCAGAGGGATTGGAAAAGGGTGAGGAAGAAAAACCAGAACTTGCAAAGGGTGGTGGTCTTAAATCTACAGGAACTAATAGAGGTGGTCTTGCTAACTGGCAGAAAGAAAATGAACCAGTAATGCCAAAAGATCTAAAACCTGTTTCAAATCCTGCAAAGTCTAATTATCGTGCTGCTGGATGGGATGGATTTTCTGGAGGTGGTCCAGTAGGTAAGTATAAGAATGGAGAAGTACCTGCTTCTGAGATGCAAGCAGTAAAAGGTTATGCAGGTTGGGGACAAGCAGGAAAAGGTAAGTTGCATAAGAGTGTTGCAAAGCAGTTTCAATCTATGTTAGATTCTGCCAAGAAAGCGGGTCATCCTCTCGGTATTAATGATACCTTTAGAACGATTGCTGATCAGCAGCACATGTATAACACTAAACCTCCTGGTACTGCTGCTCGTCCAGGAACATCAAATCATGGGTATGGTCTTGCTGCTGACCTCAACTACTTTGATGGTGGATATAAGTGGTTGTGGGCAAATGCCAGTAAGTTTGGATTCAAACCTCTGTCAGGTTGGGGTCTAAGTCCTAATACTCCTAATAAAACAGAAGCATGGCATTGGGAGAACTTAAGTGGTTCTGGTACTGCAAATGCTAATGTAAAAACTGAACCTGTAACAGAAGATGATACCAGTGTTAACGTTACTCCAGGTGGGAACACTAGTGATACTACAACTACACAACCAAATGACAATCAAGCAGCAGTAGAACCAGCAGAGACTCAAGAACAAAAAATGAGTCGCATTTTTGGTATGCTAGACTCTGCAATTAAAGATGTTCGTGGTCAAATATACTCTGACGAAAAACGTACTCTTGCTCCTACATCATCGTCACCAGCATCACGATCTATTAGTTCTGCAACATCTGCTCAACCTGCTGTAGCATCTCTTTCAACTAAAAATTCATTAAATCAAGCAGATACTGATATAGATAAGAAAGGTAAAACGGTAGTTCCGATTACCCTCCCTATAACGAATACCCAGATCATAAATACTGGTGGGGAACCTATAGTTGTCTATCGCGACCCAAATTCATCTTATCCTGCTAAGTAATGCAAAAGTCTGGTAAGACATCTAAAATAGACTTTTATAAGTTTTTAAGTCCTAGGGGTCAAGTAAGTAAAGACGACTCTGAAGGTACTGTATCTGCAAATATAATTGCTACAAAGGTCGTAAAATCTAATAATGGTATCGGTTCCGTACTTAATAGTATGGGTGTGATCCTTAAGGATATTTCCGACAGCATGAAGGTCAATTCCATGATGGAAAAGGATCTTCTTAAAAAAATTAATGCAGATGCTAATCCTCTAACTGCCAATAATCAAGAAGGAGAGAAAAAAAGTGGTCTAACTGACTTTGTTGCTCCTGTAGTCATGGGATTCTTTGAAGGTCTTGCTAACCTAGCAGGATGGTTCTTTAAGACTTTCATTGTACGAGGAATTTTAGAGTGGTTGGCGGATGAAAATAATATTAAGAAACTAGAAGATATTGTTGATGGTTTTATTACTGTAGCAACTTTCATATATGATTTCTTCAAGGGTACTGTTGGAGGAATATTGGATGGTCTTGGTAAAATGTTTGACCCTGAGGCAACTTGGTGGGAAAAATTAACAGGGTTTGGTCAATTTTTCTTATCACTAGGAACATTACTATTAGGTCTAAGATGGTTAAAGAATCCAGCAAAATTAGTTAAAGATTTTATCTGGATATTGAAGACTCTTTATAAGAATCTTCTGAAAGGTAAGAAGGGTATGCTAAGGTCACTGAAAGGCAGAGGAGCAATTGCTGCTGCTGTTGGTGCAACTGCCCTAATAGGTGTGACTGCTATGTCCGCAAATGCGGGATCTACTGAATCTGATGTAAACGATGGTGGAGAAACTCAAGGAAATGGTGCAAATACTGTTCCAGAAGGTCAGCAAAGTACAAAACAGCATGTTATTCTTACTGCTGGTAGTAAGGATTATGCTGATCCTGAGGAAGGAGCAAAGGGAGTTGCGGCAGCAATCGCAGCAATCAAAGAATTAGGATATACTCCAGTATTTGTTCCTCCATCCAATCAGGATGATAGATATAAACCAGTTCATGATGCTACTGTAAAATCTGCACAGGATGCAGGAGCAATGATTGAATATGCATCATATGATAAAGATGCTAAAGAACCTTATAGTAAGATTCTACCCAAGTCTATTCAGGCAGTTCAATCTAAGTTTAATGGTGCTTATGTAATTGGTGATCAAGCACAGCATGCAAATAAACCAAAGTTTCATAAGTCAATGCCTGCAACGGCAATTGCATCTAGTGTATCTGGGTCAATTCCACCAAAAGATAAAGAGAAGAAAAAAGATAAACCGCCCGAAAGAGCAATGGGTGGATGGATTCAAGGTCCACAATCAGGTTATCCTGTATCACTGGACGGTGGTGGATCAACAGCATTCATTGGTCATGGTTTAGAATATGTTGCACAAAAAGCAAAAGGTGGAGCATTTGTAGTACCATTTAATACTTCTGCCACAAAGAATGATGGTAACCTTACTGATCGTAGAATAACTGAAGCGTCTAGTAAAGGATTTAATCTAGATGGCATGTATAATATGATGAATAATTTTGATGTTGGTGGTATGATGAATAATAGTAATAGTGTATATAACTTTGATGTTGGTGGAATGTTTGCGAAAGCACCACTAGTAAAACCACAAGAATTTGCTGCTGGTGGACTCTTAGATTTCATTGCATCTGGTGAAGGTGGATATAACTCAATGAATCAAGGTACTAAAGGCAATCGTATTGTCGGAAGTACACATGATTCTAGTAGTGTAGTCAAGAAAAAACTGACTGATATGACTGTCGGTGAGTTGATTGAAAGACAGTCATTTTTGATGAATAAGTCTAATCCTCAAGAAGGGGATTATGGTGTATTTGCTGCTGGTCGTTATCAGGTTATCCCTGGAACAATGAAAGCAATTGTTGGGACCATGGGAATTGATAAGAGTGCTAAGTTTGATAAGACAATGCAGGATAAAATTGGCATAGGTCTTATCAAACATAAGCAACCTTATGCTTGGGATTATATTTCTAAGAAACATAATGATAGAACTGGTGCTATGAAAGCATTGGCAGGAGAATGGGCATCTCTACCCGATCCTGCTACTGGGAGATCTATGTATGGAGGAGGTAATGCATCTTCTCACAGTGTAGAGCAGGTTGCTGCTGCTTTAGATGGTGCTAGAGGTGGAGCACCTTTAGTTAGTGATAACCCAGACGTTATGTCTCAAATGAATGCTGATGTTGCTTCTGGAGCACTCAGTGGTGTGGGTGGACCCACAAATAATGGAGGAGGTACTACTCAACAAATTGCTCAAACACCAGAGGCAAAACAAAATATAGCATTCCAAGCACTTCAGGATGCTATTATGGAGACAAGAAAGACTATTGGTAGTGATGGTGTTCTACAGACTACTACTGAAACTGCTGATGCAAAACTAAAAGCAGAAGATGCAGAAGAGGTTAAGACTGGTGAAAAGATGGCAGCAGCAACAGCAGTTGCCTCTGCTGTTAGTAGAAAATCTGCTCAAAATGCTAGTTCTGCTGCTGGTAGTGGAGGTGGAGGTACTAAAGTTATAGTACCTACTAATAACACACCTGAGATATTACAATTCTTGCCTACATTCGGATTATTTGGAGCTTCAGTATAATGCAAAAATCGGGACAAACTGCCTTAGCAGCATTTCTTTTAGATAGTAATGGTCAAATTAGAACCGCAAAGGATGGTTCTCGTAACATTGTAGAACTGATTTCCAGTTTAAAGATTGTTGAAAGTATCAGTAGTCCTACAGTATATGCTGAGATAAGTATTTTTGATGCAACCGACTTTATTAACACACTTATTGGTAATGAATATTGGAGAATTGATCTTGAATCTGGTGGTTATAATATAACGTATGTCTTCCAATGCTATGAGATTACTGCTAGAGTAAAATCTGAAAAGAAAGAAGCATATGTTCTGAAACTTGTGTCACCTGCATTTATTAATAATGAAGTCACCAATGTCTTTGGTTCATATGCACCTACCGATGCAGCAGCGCATGTTAAGAAGATTCTTGGCATGGTTACTACTTTAGGAGGAAAGGGTGGTGCTAAGTTAGATGCTGAGTCTGCCAATAAACTAAGATTTACTTCTCCTAATTGGAGACCATTTGATGCTATCAACTTTATTGCATCCAAAGCAACTAGATCAGGCGGGTCGTCAGATAATCCTCAAGGTGCATATATTTTCTATGAGAATGCTTTAGGGTATCATTTCAAAACAATAGATAAATTGATTGAGGATGCCAGAGATCAGGAAAAACCAACGTATGTTTATGGTCAGAAAGCATTATCAGACAACCCATCAAAGAATAATTTCTTAATCAGTAAGTTATCATTTCCACATTCATTTAACTCAATAAGAAACCTGAGACAGGGAACATGGTCTGGATATATTATTGGACTTGATCCTAGCACGTTTGGCGAATCTGTTCTCCCAACTAAAAATAAAAAAGTAACTGCACAAACAGGATACTATACTATTGAAAATACGTTTAAGCGTATGTCAAAATTGGAGAAAGGTGGTAAACTCCCCATTGACATTAACAATCCAGAGATCAAGAAACTCATTAACAATCCAAAGAGAGTACACTATAGAGCACTTCCTACACACTTATGGGACTCTACAAAATCTGATGGTAGTTCTACGGGATCCCGCAATCTTAATAATTACTTAGATACTGCTTCATATAATTACCTAAGAAAGAAATCATTAGAAGCAATTCAGTTGGAGATTACTGTACCTGGAAACTTAAATTTGTTTGCTGGTGGTGGTGTAAATGTTCAGATTCCAAGAATGCAGGTTAAGAGAAAGAAAGCAGAACTTGACAAAGTTTACTCGGGGATCTATCTTATAGGAGGAGTTACGCATACCTATAGAGTTTCGGAACTCCTGACTACTTTGCATCTATTAAAAGATAGTATCAAGGTGGCACCATAAATAATATCAAGCATTGTCCATAGGTTAGGAATATGCAACGCACAGTTGAGCAACACATTGACGAAGATCAAAAGATCCTCCAGGCAGATACAACATCTCCCCAACAACGTCGTCACATTCAAGGAGAACTTCAAGAACTAGAATCTTATGTAGAACATCATAAGAAAGAGATTGAAGCAGGTGATCATCACGACCCCACGTATTTGGAACTATTTTGTGATAGTAATCCATCAGAACCAGAGTGTCTGGTCTACGAGGATTGACATCTCAGTATAACTATGTTATACTTATTTTTCCATAAGGGGTTTCCCCTTTATGGGTGATTAACTCAGTGGTAGAGTGACTGCTTTACACGCAGTAGGTCACTGGTTCAAATCCAGTATTACCCATTCGTAATGTAATTATTATGCAAATTATTCCAGCATTTTCATATCCTCTTTTTACAGACAATTTTGATATTCAAGATACGGTCATTAAGAAATTAGACCTTAATTGGGATGATGTAAAAAGAGAAGATGATTTGTTTGTCTATGATGGTAAACTACCAGACATGGAAGGATTTTATTCCTGGGTTGAAGAGAAAGCACAGTTTTTCTTGAAAGATATTCTTGGTTATAGTAATACTGTCTCTATCAGTCATACAGAAGTTCAGGTATCACAATTGGGAACTCAAGTTCCTGCACATACCCATCGTGGAACTTATCTTACTGGTTACTTTATGGTAAAGTATAGTGAGAAGGAAGGTCATACTCCATTAGTATTTGAGAATCCATTCAAGAACACATTCGTTCCTGTCATTGAATTGGACGAAGAGAAACCAACAATGTGGAATACTGCTAACTTTATTGCACCTGTTGAAGAAGGTCAGTTGATTCTATTTCCATCTAATCTAGTACACTTCTATCCCAAGATGGAGGGTGATGATCGTGTTATCATCTCCTTTGATTTTGTCGCTAAATAATACTACGCTAATTAAAAAGAATGTCTGCATACGTTGACAATATTGTAGGTGAATCTTCTACCGATTTCTTGGGTAAAGATGGATTTATCTGGTGGGTTGGTGAAGTTGAGGATACTAAGGATCCTCAATTTATTGGTAGAGTAAAAGTCAGAGTTCTTGGATTTTATACTGGTCCAGAAGCAGGATTTCAGAAAGATTTATCCACTAAAGATTTACCGTGGGCAAGTGTACTTCAACCAACAGACCAAGCAGGCGTTGAAGGTTTAGGTAAGTCTTCACATCAGTTACGTCCTGGTGCTATTGTAATGGGTTTCTTCCTTGATGGTGAGGAAGCACAGTTCCCCATTGTTATGGGTGTTCTCAGGATTAGTCAGAATCAAGGTACTTCACTAGAAGGGAAAGATAGTACCTTCTTGTTTACTAATGCTCCTAACAGGGAAGATATTAACCCAGTAAACAAAGAAGTTGGTGCTAGTTCTGCTGATATTAATAAAACTCAAAACCAAAGTAGTGGTAGTAATACTGTAAAGACACCTGGAGAACCAGACGCTAAGGTTACTGCTAGCAGTCCAAATAGTGCAGCGCAAAAAGCACCTGCAACAGCATCAAACCAGACAAAACCAACTGTTAGGAGTTCTGGCACTCCTGCTGCATCTGGAGTTGGTGGACCTTGGAAAACCTTAGAAATTAAAATAACCCAACTTGTAGAAGACTTAGTTGGAGCAGCATCATCCGTTGTTCAAAATGAGAATGGCGATTTTGTTGATGTATTTGAGAATAAGATCGTTAGGATGGAGGAGTTTACTGATAAACTCCAGAACTTCTTGAGTGCTGTATTCTCTCAAGTTGTATCTGCTGCCAAAGAACAACTTACTATTGTTGCGGGTCAAGGACTAACAGCAGCAGGAGTCATTGCGAAGTTTACTGGTATTCCATATGTTGTATTGAAACTTGTCCAGACAATCATTGAACTTCTCCTATCACAAATTTGCGGTCTAGATTCCCTTATTTTTGATATGCTAGCAAACCCTATGGGTGTAGTTACTGGCATTGCTGAAGATTTGATTTCTGGAGCACTTTCCAAAGCAGAGGCAGCAGTTGCTGGAGTTCAGGATATTATTAATCAAGTAACATGTTCCATTCAAAATGGACTTGGTATGGTAAAGCAAGTGCTTGATTTAGTTAAAACAGCAACGTCAATTGCTGAAGGATTTGAAACATTGAAAGAGACATTTGAAACTGGTGCGGATATTTTCAATGAAGCAACTAATATTAGTAAACTTGACATTTCTAGTATTGGACAGATCATTAGTCTAATCTTTACTCTATTTGATTTTGGTGGATGTAATAGAAAACCAGGAGACCGAGCGAGAACGAGTAAACAATTTTTCCCATTCTTTGGAGTAACTGGATGTAGTTCTTCTGACTTGGGTGGTCCACCTGGAGGTGGACAGTCATATCCTAGTTGTGGTCAATCTGGTGGAGGTGGAGGAATTATTGATTCCATTTTCAATGATGCTGATCCATATCTAAATGCTGCCACTAGTTTTATTAACGGGGCCTATAATTTACAATTAAGCACTCCTGGTAGAGAAGCGACCATCACTAGGATGGCATCTGGTGCTACTATTACTGACGTTGCTATTGAAAACCAACAGCATGCAAAATATAAGGTACTGTCAAAGCAAAATAAAAGTATTGAAAATGCAGCAGCAGATGCTAAAAAATTAAATAGTGCTAAAACTGACGCTGCTGATCCTTTACTAGGAACTAATGTTGACATCCCTGGTAATTTTACAGCGGATTTCAAAAAAGACATGTGCTATACCATCGGTAAGGATAATATCATTACCATTGATGGTGACTATCGTCTTAAAGTATCTGGAGATATGCACCTTGAAATTGGTGGTGGTTTATTCGTTGATTGTTCAGGTGGTCCTGGTCCTGGAGATAGTCAGACTCAGAAGTCTACTATGAACTTTGCATCCGATCTTGCTATTGATGTTAAAGGACATCTTCAGACTCAAGCAATCGGTAATACTGTTGCTGGTAAAGGTGGCACAAACGCTGAAATTGTCGCTCCTACTGGTAATACTAAGATTGATTGTCAGGGATATGAAATCAATGCATGTGATGTTAACATCAATGCAGGCAATGCACTAACATTTACTGCTCCCGCTGAGTATCACTTCATCAACACTCTTGGTGGCATTATTCCCAAGGGTAAGTCTGGTATCTTTACCACTTGTGGTGGTCCTATTGACTATGTTTTGCTTCCTGCTCCTACATTTGATCCCATTCCCAGATTTTCGGTCAATACTGTTGGACCATTTATTGTAAACTGCGCTGCTGGTGGTGCTCTATTTACAGTCGGTGCTGGCGCTTTCGCTGTTAATGTTGCCGCTGGTGCTGTTACTTTGGCAGCATCTGCCGCTGCTTCACTCACTGCTGGTGCTGCTGTCAATATCACCGCTGCTGCTGTTTGTAAAATTTCTGCTGCGACCATCTTGCTAAACTGAGATACTTGTGCTATACTAGGTTGGTACTAGACTTATCCTCATGAACACCTACCTCCAGCACGTTTTCGTGAATCTTTCTAAACGTCAAGTTACTATGCTAGACGATGAAGGGTATGATGAGACAGTATGTTGGAAGTTTGATGAAGAAGGTGCAGCAGGATTCACTGAGACATTAGAATCATTCCGCGCACTCAATCAACCAGACCTATTTACATATACCTATGAAGTTGCCTCTTGAAATTACATTTGAAGAACTTGAAAAAAACTTTGAGTTTATTGTAGACCTATGTCATAGTAATCAACAACCATTCCGAATCACTAAGGATGGTAAAAATTATATGCTGATCCCAGTAATAGAAAAGACTACAATTAATCCTGAAATCGTTGATCAAATTGAGGAGTTGAAAACCGAATGGATGCAACAAATGGAAGCGAAGAGTTCATCCGAGTAATTGAAGGAACTTATACTAATAAGAAACAAGCACAATCAGATCCAACAGGATTTATTTGGGCATGGATACAGTGGATAAATCTAGGAGATTCTAAACTACAATCACGTCAATGGTATCACCATGATGGGGAAGTTTATCGTGAGCGTAATTTTAAGGTAGAACAATTAGATAATACTATTATCCTTGTCAATCATACTCTTGATTGGAAATCTGTAGGATGTGATATACAATGGAAGGTTGCTCATGATGGATGGAAGAGTGAAGGTAGTTGCACTATTGCAGATCTTGAGGTATACTATACTGGATACTTGAGTAAAGATCAGTATCGTTCATGGGACCGTGGGTTTGTGAATGGTAAACAGGTAATTGGTAACACTAAAAGTGAGTTCATCTTTGACAGACAGTACAAAAAACTATAAACTGTACGATATTTCGTTCGTACGTGAGAATCTTTCTGCAATTGCTGATGCAGCACTACAAACAAGTGGTGTGGTATCTTCAGTGCTGAATGGTGTTGAATGGCAAGGTGGGCATCATAAACATGATCCTAATCAATGTCCTAATTCAACATGGTTGTATGGATACTATAACTTTTTCTCTTCTAGAGTTAAAGATGTGGTAATCTATGATCTGTTCTCTGAAGTAAAAACATGTCTTCGTGATTTCATTGGTATGGAAGAACGAGCATGGACACAGTGTTGGGTCAATTCTCATCTTGAAGGTGGATTGTTGCACAAGCATCATCATGACTATCCTATTCATTGGTATTTGTCCATATATCCTCAGAATACAGAGACTGTGTTTTATAAAGGTGACAATGAACTTTACCGTATTAAGAATGAACCTGGGAAGTTATACATAGGTCCAGGTGACAGATTACATGAAGTTGTGCAGTCTGGTGAGTTTGATAACATGCCTCGCATTACATTAGCAGGGAATGTCATGAGACCATCAGATACAACTTATCGTGATACTACTCTATCATTTATCCCCATCTAAAGAATTGATATGACTTTAGCACATGTCCTACTTTTTGGATCACTACCCTTTATATGTGCCACCGTTTATTTCGGGCACAGAAAAGGTGAAAATAACTATTACGAAACAGACGCCTACTCAGGAAATGGAACAGCGCATTAGAATGCGATATGCATTCGCAATGTCTTCATTCGGGAGAATGTTTAAACCTTCAGGTATATCACAAGAGATGAGAGAACTATGTAATGAATGGTCTAAGATTGAAGAACAACCACCTATGGGTGATTTGTATCAAGTAGATCGTTACTTTCTAGAACTATGGAAAAAGCACACCTCATAAATATCTTTTAAATCTATGCAAATTCAACTATGGTATTGCAATGATATGAAACAGTGGAGATGGACACTCACTGATGCTGATGATGTTAGAGTGCAAGAAACTGGACAAAGAATCTACTTACATGATGCAATGGAAGATGTAGCAAGAACAGTAGAGTATCTTATGGGGGCAGACAATGCCGAGTGAATTTGATTATGTTGAAGCACCTACAGAGGGTGAAGTTGACAAATGGGGGTTTACTATCAAACCTGCCATTAGTGATACTGAAGTAATTCTTAGATGTCTAAGAAATGCTCCTTGTGGTTGTGACAAAAAACAAGTTGAACGATTGATCAAACAATACGATGACTAAAAAAGAATATAAACAACTGCTACTGGATTATTTCACAGAGCGGTTGGATAAACTCACAGCAAAAGAATTGAAATCACTTGTAGTAAAACACACCTGAGACCATGGGAAAAAAATCATTCAAGAACAAGCATGCCCAACAATGGGAATGGGAAGAAACTCCCGAAACTATTGAAGCATTGAAACAGTTGCATAATTCAGTAGACCGTGCTACTATTAAGAAGCAAGATGATGCCGCTGGATATGACACAGGGTCTAAGTAAATACGACTTTGGTGGACTTGACAGACATCCTGCCAATATACTAAGATTGATCAGTGAGTTAGAAGGGTCATCTCAACTCTGTAAATACATGGGGTTTGAAGAAGACATGAACAAACTCAATGAAATGAAGAAACCTTACTACAAACTTTACTTCAAAACAAAAAAAGAGTACGAACAATGAAACTCCGAAACTCTACTTATGCAGAGCAGCGTAAAGAACGTCTTCAATCTGTCGTTGATGATTATTTGACTGATCAAAATGTCACTTCATCTGAATTTTATTTGGATCTAAAAGACTCTATTGAAGACTGGTCTAAATATCATCAAGAGCAAATGCAAAAAGCAAATAAAGTTACCGATTTGTTGGATGGTTTTATCCAACCTGCACGTCATGGTAATCTTGATGCTCTTGACTGAATGGGAAAATTATCGTGAATGTTGTATTTCACTTGGAGTACCTTGGGATCCTGTTCGTAGACTGCGAGGATTCATGAAGTACAACATACTATATCCCCGATCGTATAAATAAATTTGTAGCAAGATATTGAGTCTGTGGCAACTAAGAAAATCTCACAGTTAGATGGAATTGATGACGCTAATTTGTCGGGAGAAGCAATTCTCCCCGTTGTCGTATCAGACCCACTAATCCCCAACCGTAAATCAAAAGTAAATCAACTGTTTAAGACTGTAGATTCTGGTACTAAAGCAGCACCAGGACTTTGTTTTGACTTGGATCGGGATACTGGATTGTACCAAAATGCGTATGATCAGTTTGGAATTGCTTACGGGTCGGGTGGATTTTATTTCTCTAGACTTGAGAATACTGATGGATCATCCACTAACTTGATTACAGTTGCTGATGATACTGCTACAAACTCAAATATTATCATCTCTCCTAAAGGTGCGGGTAGAGTAGAAGTTACAGGTCAACTATTGCTTGACGACTCTAAATTTGTACTATATGACAATAGTGACAATACTAGAAAAGCAAGATTTGAAGTAGGAAATATTGGTAATACTTCTGGAATCCGAGTGTTTACTCTTCCAGAAATTGTTACTGGCGGAGGAACAGTTGTTCTTGGCGATGACACTAACCAGTTAATCACCAACAAAGATATTATCATTGAAGACCAACGTTTCACTATCCGTGATGGTGTTGGTAATAATGAAAAGAATGCTAGATTTACTTTTGATTGGGATAACACGGTAACTGGTACTAAAACGTATCAACTACCTGATCCTGGAATTTCAATCACTACAAGTGAACTTATTGATGATATAACTTTCCAGAAACTATCATCCAAAACTCTTATTGATGCTAAGTTTGCATCAACTACAGATACAAATGCTCCCGCAGTAACATTTGACACTGCATCACTAGATGCTGATCGTACTGTTACGTTCCCTAATCTGTCAATTACAGTAACAGGAACGAATGCTACTCAGACAATGAGTAACAAAGTAATCAAGGATTTGATTCTTGCTGATGGTACTGATGAAGCAAAACGTGTTCGCCTCACTTTAGCGAATCAGACCACCAATAACAACCTCCCTTTCCAGTTCCCTGGTGCTAATCTCAATCAATCTACGGGTTCTTCTGAACTTGTCACTATTAATGCTTCGCAAATACTCAGTAACAAACAACTAAATAGAGTAGTTCTAGTAGATGATCTGGTAGAGCAGCGTAGGATCACTTTAGATCTTACAAACATTACTGAATCTCGTACTATTAAGTTCCCAGATTCTAATGCCACTCTGTTGTCTACCGACAACGTAACCCTAGACGACGTACAATTTGGTGCTGGTATTGGTGCTCAGAGATTAACATCTCGTGTTCGTCAACAACAACTTTACCTCTCACAGATTTAATAACTAATGGCAACTAATACAGGCGCACTCGCCAATATTAAACCAGCGAGTGCCACAGCAACCACATTATTTAAGAATGATGTACTAAGTAGCACTACAGGCACAGTTGTTGCAAACTGTGATAGCACTGGCGCTGATACTTATAACATTAAACTAAGACGTTGGGATCAAGAACTGACTCTTGATGCTAACACATATCTTCTGCATAGAGGAGATCTTATCAGTAATGTTAAGTGGACACTTTCTGCTTCTATTCCTCTAGAGGATGCAATTCCTGGTACAAAGTTCACCAGCACCGATGGTGAAAAATGTGCATATCTTTTGGATGTTGCTGATCCAGATGTTACGACATACCAAGTACGTTTTAAGTCACTGGTTGCATTCACACTAGAAAACGTTGCTGATACTGCTTCATCAAATACACCAGACTATGCTAACGGTGAGACCATTACTAATGGTTCTGGTGTTAGTGGTGTTGTATATGAGAACGTTCCTGGTACAAATGACGACGCAGTTCTCTGGATTGGTGATATTACTGGCGGCACTTTTGCTGAAGGTGATGTACTGACTGGTGGTTCTTCTACTACTTCAGGTACTATTTCCACGGGTGGTATTGCTACTGCTGCGGGAAGATTTGTATTCAACGATGGTGCTGGTGGTGCTGTATTCCGTCTTCAAAACGAGATTCAACCTGACTTATTGACCGATCGTATCTATAAGTTTGATGTTTCCGATACCAGTATGGTTGGTAAGGAACTTGAGTTCTCTGATACTGCTGGAGGCACTAACAATAGTGGCGATGAGTTTACTACTGGTAAGACTACTGGCGGCATTCCAGGAAATAGTGGTGCGTTCGTTCAGTATAACTTACTTGGTTCCGAACTTGTCTCCACGTTCTACCCATATGATCAAGCGGATGCTACTTATCTAGATGATTCTCAGTATTTTGTATTCACTGAAGATTACACTTTCAATGAGATTTATGTCTATACTCAAAAAGATGACTATTTGCAAACACCAGATCTATGGATCATCACTGATGCATTTACTTATCGTGATGTAACATATGCAGTTGATGCTATTGCTGGTGATTCTTATGGCACTGTGTTGGATTACGACAAGGCAAATAGTAAAGTATATGTAACTAATGGTCCTGGATCTGCCCTGTGGGTAGGTACTGACACGTTCATTGAGTCACCAAGACAAGCATCAGTCACTAAAGCAACTGTAACTATTTCTAGTGTCAGTAATTCTTCTGATGCAGACACCATCGTCAATACTGATGCTATTGCACAATCTACCTCAGAAGAGCGTAAAGGAATCATTATCGGTCCTGGTCAATCTATCATCGTTGAGGCGACTAATGGTCGTGTTAACTTTACATTAGATGCCTTCCAAGATACCGTTAGTGAAGTTGTTACTGCACTATATCAACGTACTGGTGATTATCAGACTGGTGCTGCTGGTGGTGATGCTGGCGACGGTGGTGATTGATCCCTAACAATATATTATCAATAAATAACTCCATAGGATATAGTCTAAAAGATGGCACTTACTCGTCTTAAGAATATCATCACTTCCCGTACGGGTCGTATCATTTATGTCAACCCTGATGACTTTGATGCGAGTGATGATATTGATAACAGAGGAAACTCTTCCCTCAGACCATTCAAATCTCTGCAACGTGCCTTTCTTGAAGTAGCAAGGTTCTCGTATAGAGTTGGTCTGTCTAATGATGAGTTTGACGCCTTCAGTATTATGCTCTATCCTTCTGAGTATATTATTGATAATCGTCCAGGTGAAGTTCTTTACACTAATATTCCACCATTGGATAGTAATTCCAATATGGATGTTACTTCACCAAATAATGTACTATATAAATTTAACTCTGTTGAAGGTGGTGTAATCGTACCTAGAGGTTGTTCTTTGGTCGGTATGGACCTTAGAAGAACGAAAATCATTCCTAAGTACGTTCCATATCCTACAACTTATCCTGCTAAAGGTATTAACACAGAGGATCAAGTTCCTTCTAAGACTGCTGTTTTCCGTGTTACTGGTGGTTGTTACTTCTGGCAGTTCTCATTCTTTGATGGTGACTCCAGTGGTGTATATTTCAAACCAGATGATTCTGAACTGATCGCACCATCATATTCTCACCATAAACTAACAGCATTTGAATTTGCTGATGGTGCTAATACTTTAAGTCAACTAATTAACAATCTTGGAACTGTAGAAAACTCTTCTGAGATTACTGGTTCTTCTATCCCTAACCTGTTAGAAAGAACTGACCTTGATATTTACTATCAGAAAGTATCTCGTGGTTTTGCTACTATTCCCGATACTTCTGGTGATCCTGCAACTGACCAGATTCAGGCAAGAGTAGAAGAAAATCGTATTGTTGGACCGATTTCAGATGAATTTAGAGTTCTCCAAATTACACGCAATGGCAACACTGCTACAGCAATTACTGTTGACGAGCAAGGAAACCCAAAGAACCACGGATTTTCTGTCGGCGTTAACGTTAACATTTCTGGTGTCACTGGATCTACTGGACCCCAAACAGACCTAGATGCACAAAACTATAATGGATCATTTGCTGTAACTTCAGCATCTGGTAACGTATTTACATATCAATTAGCAGAAGAACCTAGTGGTAATGCCATCGGTTCTAATATCGTTGTTAAAGTTGAGATTGATACTGTAGACTCTGCTTCTCCATATATCTTTAACTTGTCCCTAAGATCTACCTGGGGCATGTGTGGTATGCATGCTGATGGTGCTAAGGCAACAGGATTTAAGTCCATGGTTGTTGCACAGTTCACGGGATTGAGTCTTCAGAAAGATGATAGAGCGTTTGTTAAATATAACTCTACGACAGGAAACTATGACGAGGGTGGTCCTGGTGCTCACCTAGATGGTTTCGCTGAATATAAGAAAGGTTGGAGAAGCACTCATGTTATGTGCTCCAATGACTCATTTGTTCAGGTCGTTTCTGTGTTCGCGGTTGGATATGCTGACCACTTCGCTGGTTATCAAGGCGCTGACATGTCTATTACTAACAGTAATAGTAACTTCGGTAATACAGCACTAAGATCAAAAGGATTTAAGAGAGCATCATTTACCAAGGATAAAGCAGGTACGATTACTCACATCATTCCTCCTAAGTCTTTGTCTGATGTTGCAGAGATCTCTGCAAACTGGACTAACCTTGATATTAAGAGAACCAAGGATATTAACAACGCTCTTGCTGGTCAAGGTGGCACACTTGGTTCCAGATTGTATATCTACGGATATACTAATGTTAATGCACCACCACCGAATAAGGTTCAGGGTTATGTTATTGGTGCCAGACAAGATGGTATTGGTGTTAATGCTGTACCTGATAAACTTTACTGCCTATTGATTGCTTCTGGTGCAACTTCGCCAACTATTCAATCAGCAGAGATCAATCCATTCGGTCCTGATGTATCTGGAACCGTTGCAGGTGGTGATGGTTCACCTCTGCAATATGATGCCAATACTTATACCATTAACGGTGTACCGAATGAAGTTGGTGGATGGTACTTATCAGTCAATGCAACTAATAACCAGATCTATCAGACTCTAGTTAATAATACTGCGACGTATAATAACCTTAACTTCACTCCAACAACATTCATCAAGCGTGTTCCTGACGCTAGAAACCTTACTGACAGAACATATCGTGTTCGTTATGTAATTCCTAAGGAACAGAATCCACCCCTACCTCGCTCACCTATTGCAGGTTTTGTACTTCAACCATATAATACTGACAACACTGCATATCAACTTCAGAAGTGTTATTATATCTACGATATTACTGAAGTTCAGAAGTTTGAACGTGGTGTAAGTGATGGTATCTTCTATCTTACCCTATTGTGTGGATCTATTGCACCAACTACATCAAACTTTGATGATATGGCGTTCTCTCAGAACGTAAATGAAGTATATCCTGCTTTTGATAGAGATAATCCTAATAGTGATCCTGACGCTTCCGTATCTGTTGCTGATAATGAAACTATTGGTCTTGTATATGGTACTGATGGAGCACAACCAACCCCTGCAAGAGATGATCAGAGATCAATCACTAAGGAAGCAGTATTGTTCCTTCTGAATGATACTGGTTGGGTCGCAGGTTCTTCTCCTGGTTGGAACTCAATCAATGATACTCTATCAGATATCCCACTCACTTCTCGCCTTGGTGATGAAGAAACGAGAAAGATTCCTATCCTTCAAGATAGTGCAGACAATGACGCTCTTGTTCCAATTAACGTAGAACTTCGTCGCCACTCTATTCTTAGATCTGGTAATCACACGTTTGAGTATACTGGTTTCGGTCCTGGTAACTATTCCACGGCATTCCCACAAACTCAGGTTGAGACACTAACTGATGAGCAGATTAGACTATCACAGTCTCTCAAAGAAGAGGCAGGAGTTGCATTCTATTCGGGTCTAAACTCTAATGGTGACCTATTCATTGGTAACCAAGTTATTAACCCTGTTACAGGTCAGATTACATCTGAAGATATTGCTCAGTTGAACGTTCTCGGTGAAGAGAATACTACTATTGAGACATTCTCTGAGGTTGTTGTTACTGACAAACTCACTGTTATCGGTGGTGCATCTAACAATTTAGAATCTATCTTCTCTGGTCCTGTAACTGTTCAGGGTACGTTATCATCTCAGAAAGATATTATTGCCAAGAAACTTACATATAATAACCAAGATGGTACGGTTCTAAAGTCTACTCTGTTGGCACCTGAATTAACCTCTGGCACACCTCCAGTTGGTCAAGGTGTACCTGACCTCAGTAATGTTCAGAACTACAATGCACCTTCTGATGGTGACATTGTTTACAACATTGATTGGACTCCTGGATCTAACTTAGGTTGGATGTATTATGAAGGTACTTGGGTTAAGTTTGGTCTAACTAACACTGGAGTGTTCCAATTTGGTGCCTATGGTGGTGCTTCTGCACAACATATTGGTCTCGGTCGTCCTGCTTCTACCACATATAGATTAGAAGTAGAAGGATCTCAGCGTATTACTGGAGATCTTAGAGTTGATGGTCGTGGTGGTGTTGCTCCTGACAAATATATTACTAGAAGAACTCAAGGTGATGGATCTACACTAAACTATCAGATTACATCTTATGCTAGTGTTGTCCATACTTCAAAATCCTTGATCGTTACTATTAATGGTGTCCTTCAACATCCTGACGTAAACTATACTGTAGACAGTAATGGTACTAACGTAGTGTTTGCTTCTGGCGATGCACCTACTACCTCTGATTATGTTGAAATTAGAGAGTTGCCAATCTAAATATTAATATACAGGAGGAAATATGGCACTAACAAAGATTAACGGCAATAATATTGATAATACGACTGAGGCACTGATTAAGGTGCTTCAGTTGACAGGTAATGGATCTTATCTGAAGTTGTCTCAGTATGCAGATCAGGCGGCAATCACTGCTGCTATCCCATCACCAGCGACGGGTACTATTGTATTCAATAACGAAGAAGATTCTGCTCAAATATACGTTACAGATGCCTCACAGGGTAACCCTGGATGGACCTCTGTGGGCGGTGGAGGATCATCTTTAGGCGAGAGATCCATTGTAAGAACTAACGCTGCTACAATTGAAGAGAACCTCAATTTAGGAGCATTAACTAACACTGATCCTGAGTTTGCTAATGCTATGAGTATTGGACCGATTACAATTAGCGCAGGATATACCGTCAATATTGATGCAGGAAGTGTATGGACTTTGATCGGTGGTGAAAACCATGCAGCAGGATTAGCAACCCGCATGGGTGGGTGACACTAATCTGACTGGTACAGTTGACAGAACGACCCTCATGGTTTTATACTATGGGGGTCTTCTTATTTCAGACATGCTATTCACACTCACCGCCGTTGATGAAGACGGCACCGTAACAACTAAGGAATTTGAGTCTGTATTTTTGAAAGATACTGTTGAGAAGTCTGCTGATTTCTTGCGTGGTGTTGGTTACTTCTTTGATGAATTGTCTATTGTCGTTGATGATAAGACACCATACAATGATGAACAACCCCAGTTCCTGACTGAAGAAAATAACTCAAGTTACGTTCATTTTTCTGCTACCGCAGATTGATAAATACTAGCACCTTTATTAAAAGTAGATTAGTAGCAATGGGACGAACTTATCGCCGTGGAGGAGACGAGTACAACTCTTATGGGAAATCACTCCGTGAAAAACGTCAGCGTGGAAATAGTAAAAAGTCCTCAAGTTGGGGAGATGACTATACAGATAACAAACCATCAAAAAGCAAGCGTATAGAGCAAATTGATTACTATAACGAGGAGTAATATGTATCTACCACGAACTATCCTAGATCAACTTGATGACGGTAAAGACATATTTGATGACATGGATGACATTGATGACATCCTATTGTCAGAGTATGATGATTATCCCGAGATTCCTTGTGAATATACCGTTGACTACTGAATAAAATCTGTTAACATAACTTTTGTACCATGAACAACGAATCCCAAGACACAAAATGGAATCGTGGACTAGATCTGTTTGTAGAATCTGTTCACAAAGCAGATGATCGTCTTCGCTCATGTGCCCATAATCAAGAGTGCTTCAATGAATTGATGGAAATTCGGCAACAAGTTCTGGACTATCTTCCATCACTACGACGTTAATGACATGACGACGCTACATTCAGCGATCTTAGATCGTGAACAAAAGGCATTGGTTAAGCAAGCAATCTTCTTGCTAATCTGCGATCTTCAACAGTCATTTTATGCTGATAAAAAGATCTCCGAGACTGAATACAACCGTAAATTCAGTCAAATTGACGAGATCGCCCAACTCCTTGGAATTCGTGATGCTTACCGAGATCTGTGAACAACTTGAACCACATCAACCCCCTAAAGGATACCGATACGAGACAGTTCGCTTTAAGACTAATGTTCTTGCAGTGTGGATTGTATCTCATCGTAAGTTCCTTTTTAATGATAACAATCCCTCTCGTTGTATCTGGGGTTTCTACAACACAAAGACCAAACATTACCACAGTCCAATAACACATAAGAAGGTTGGAGATCGTGTTAGTCTAGGCAATACTTCTCCCTATTCAGCAATGCTTAAGAATCTAAGAGGACTAGAACAGTTCTTCTTATGACAGTCGCTGAACTGGTCTAGACCCCTTGACGGGGGTCTTTTTTTGTGCAATACTATAAGAGTCAAAGAAACGCCCTCGCATGCAACTCCGTCCCCATCAGCAACGCGCCCACGATGCCATGGAGTCAGCGACTGTCGGTCAAATCTACTGCCCTACAGGTGGCGGTAAGACATACATTATGATCGCAGACCTCATGCGTCGGGTCAAACAACTTGACAATCCTTCTGTCTTCGTTGTTGTTGCTCCTCGCATTCTTCTCGCTAATCAACTGCATGCTGAGTTCAGTGAGTTTCTCACTGATGCTAAGGTCATGCACGTACATAGTGGAGAGACTATGGAGTTTTCTTCTACTAAACCACATGACATCTCTTCCTTCTGTGTATTTCAGAACGGTGGTGGTCGTCACGTCATGATATTCACGACATACCATTCTTTGGGTCGTGTTGTAGATAGTGGCATTCCTATTGATACTATCTACTTTGATGAGGCACACAATTCTACAGGCAAGGGATTCTTTCAGTCTGTCAAGGCAGTATCTAAGTATGCTAATCGTCGCTTCTTTGTGACAGCAACTCCCAAGCATGATCGTGGTCACATTCAACGTGGCATGAACAATGTCAAGGTCTATGGTAATGTCTTGGAGTCAACTCCTGCTCCCGAACTGTTAAACAACGGTAGCATTGTTCCTCCTCAGGTAGTACCTTACGAGACCGATGAGGTTCGCACTAAAGAGAACGCACCTTTGCTTGATGCTAACAACATTCTAGGCGTACTTGATCGCCTTGATGAGACACAGGGTCAAAAGGTTCTGGTTGCTGCTCCTAACACTCGTGTGCTGTGGCGTATGCTTTCAGAGTCATATATTCTGGAAGAGATCAAACAGCGTGGTTATGACGTGATGCATATCACATCCAAGCATGGTGCATATGTCAACAAAGAGAAAGTCTCACGAGAGAAATTCTTCCAGACTCTTGATCAGTGGGGCAAAGAAAAGGGTCGTAAGTTTCTTGTCTTCCACTATAGCATTTTGTCTGAAGGTATCAACGTGCCTGGTCTGACTCATTGCATCTTGCTGCGTAATCTTCCCATCATTGAGATGGCACAGACAATCGGTCGTGTTATCCGTGTCAACAAAGATGACGCTAGAGGTATCAGTGAGGGATCTATCACCCCTGGTAAGTTCTCCATGTACCGCAAGTCTTGTGGTTATGTTACAGTGCCCATGACATCTGGTTATGGTTCAGGCAAGCGTACTGCAAGCAGATTGCAGTCTATTGTTGACACCATCTTCGTCAAAGGTATCCCTGCTATCGCTTACGTCTACTCCTGATTATGTTTTCAACAGACTTACTCCATCTCTGCGTTGATCGTGCCCTTGGTTGCCCCATCATAGGGCAGGGAGATCTATTTGAGGAACTCTACAACCTATACATGAATGACAGCAACTCCTCAACGCTACGTGAACACATTACAGCAGAAGTTGCTGGATGTGATGCTATCCCTGGCAAACTGGGTCGTGATGCAAAGCACAAGATTACGAAAGAAGAGAAGGAAGTTAAACCAAAGAATTACACGGGCAAGACTACTAACGGAAGCGGTTGCTTTAATGATTACACTAGAGCACGATTCGTAAAGGATCGCGATGCTAACCTACCCATCATTCAATCATTCTTTATTGATGGAGTCTTGGCGTACGTGATTGAATTTAAGTTTGAAGCGATTGCTGATAGATTGGATCAGCAAATCAAACGCATATGTGAAGAGCAGAGCAACCGCTATGTTAGATCTTGCTCGTGGTCTTATGCAGATTACATAACTCACCCTAGTTTGGTGATTCACCATCTTAACTCACACTTACTAGATGACACTCATGTTAAAGGACAGTACAAAGTTTGCAACCCTTTCTATGAACACCTCAAAAACCTATAATTCTATTTGCGCGGGTGACCTCTCGCACCTTCCGCATCTCGTTATGGATTTTTCGCGTTTTGTATTTCAGTCCCTGACTGGGATCTCAGGTGGGTCTCAGGTGAGATTCTGCCTGATACCTGTCTCAACGCCAAACCGACGCGGTGTGCCAGTGTAACGAACTGTCCACCATCGCTTGCAAAGCACCTTGATCGGTGCAATACTATAAGAGTCAAACAAAGACACGCAACTCATGCCTAGGAACCAACTCAAATCATTCCACACAAAAGCATGGGACTATGTTCCTGCTGTTGAAAGTGACGTTGATAATTATCAAGTTGCTGAAGACGAATGGGTCAGCGATGTTATCGGTGATGCTGATGACGCTGTTGATCAATTGCTCTCTTACTGATATGGCAAGGAATCAAACGAAAGAAATGCGTGTGCTAATGCAACGCAATGGGTTCACACTTGCTAGAGAAACTAAACACCTTATCTGGAAACATGATACGGGTGTTGTTATGACTACTAGCAAGACTCCAAGCGATAATTATGCTATCGCTCAAGCATCTCGTCAAATTCGTCGTACACTAGGCACCGTTAAATGACCATCACAATGAACAAAGAGTTTTCTGACTATTGTGCTCAGAAGGATGCACAGAACACCATTCAAATCAACGTCACTAAGTATAGTCTGATGTTATGTGATGCACTGCAACAGTCACATCAAAAGCAGTATCCAAATAGTGGTCGTAACTATTCTTATGCACTGATTTCAGGTCGTAAGTATCACAAGGTCATGCAGTGTGTAAATGGTCAGACTGAATCAGTGCATGCCTTCATTGATAGAAAGACTGGCGAAGTATACAAAGCAGCATCAGTCAAAGCACCAGCAAAAGGAGTGCGTTTCAATCTATTAATTATCTCACAACGTAATTGGTTGTTTGAGCATGCTGATTGGGCAGGTGGTTACCTATATCGTCAGGGTGCTTGATATGAATTTCGTTTACAATCGCGACAACGCGGGTAAGTATCCATTGGACTATTCTTCCCGCATTCGTTCTTTCCTTGGGTATGAACTTCATCGTGAAGTAACTTACCTTAGCGATGATATTGAACGTACTTGGTATGTTGTCACTCCTCAAGATAATGTTGCCGTTATTCCTGGGAACCGCTATACTGAGATGACTAAAGAACAATTTGAAGAGGTAGTTTATGGGTGCTGTGAAACAAATGCTGTATGAGATCGTTAGATCTAACATGCCAGAAGATCCTCAAATGTGTTACTTAATGGAAGAATACATCCAAGAGAGTAACATAGAGGATCCTGGTGTGCCAGTTGGTCAAACTGTCCACCAAACCCCCCAAAGCACCCCATAGCATGCCATACTAACAGTATGGAAATCAAGGAAACCACCATGACCGCCACCACCACACAGAACGAGACCTACAACGGTTGGACAAACTGGGAGACCTGGAACGTATCACTTTGGATCGGTAATGATGAGGGTTTGTATAACCTTGCTTGCGAGACTGCAAGGAACGGTGGATCATACGGTGACTTGGTTTATAGTCTCTTGAATGACTTTGGTAGTAAGGAAACACCAGACGGATGCAAGTGGGATGATGTTAATATAAATGGTATAGAGGTTAACGAAATGATGCAGGAACTCGTAGACTAATGACACCAACAATTAAACAATCTGATTGGTTCACTCATACATCAGACAAACCATATGATAGGCACTACTACACTATCAATGGCAAACGGTTTGATGATTATGAACATGTAAGACAGTATTGGTGGCAACAAACTATCACCAATCAAACTGTTATTGTCCATGACTACAAAACCAAGAAAGGATTCAACTGACATGAAGAAATTTACTGTCACTGCTATTGTATTTGATTTTGAAGATGTAGACTTTGAATGTCCACCAGACAAACAAATGGACTACACTGATCATTGCTGTAACTACGTTGATTACTGGAACGCTGAAGATCAAGACCACTTGATTGAAGTGCTTGTTCATCACTATGGGTTTCCCGTAAAGTACATTGACGCTAAAGAAGTCTTCCGCGACTAACTCTAACTCCACACACTCACACTCCCTAACTAACATGTTTGACACTACTCTAGACCTCTTCACATTCAACGAGACTGATGATCAACAGCATATGATTGATACTATGGGCGAGTCTTATTACGCTGCTATGGTAACAAATGCAAATGAGCGCCCATTTGATGCAATTGCCTGTTATGAAGAGTGGGTAGTTGATGGTCAAGACCCTCAAGATGGTGAGGTTGAGATCATTTTCGCTCCTGATCTTACACGCGAAGACGAAGAGAATTAAACCCAGCGTGTGCCAGTTGGTCAAACTGTCCACTATCGCTTGATTTCCGCGCCAATCGGTGCAATACTATAAGAGTCAAAGAAACACACACCAATGCAACTCACAAACTCCATCTGTACCGTTGATTTCTTCCCT